ATTATTATTAATATTAATTACAACAGGAATTAATTTTATAATATCTTATTTTTTATTTAAATATAAGCTGGAATCTTTTTATTATATAATAACATTTTTGATTTTAATAATACATTTTAAAATTAATGGAGTAAAGTTGAAGGAATCAATTAAATTTTTGATTATAAATACAATTTTACAAGCAATTAGTTTAATAACAAGAAATAATACGATTACCGAATATAGTTTTACACTATCTTTAATACTGAATATAGATTATATGTTAATGTTATTAATATGGTGTGAATTGATTAGAAAAGGAGGGATAATATGCCTACATCATGGCTTCTATTCGCTGAAGAAACTAAACTTGTCAACATTGCTAAAAGAATTGCAAAGAAAATTGCATAATTTTAAACAATTAGACAAGGAAGAAAAACTAACTCATATTATTTATTTTATATTAAGTTTTATTTGGAATGTTGGAACAATAATTATAGTTTTATTAGTTGCAAGATTAAATGATACTTTTATTGAATGCTTATTTATTTTAACTTCATTTTGGTTAAGTAAATCAGTATTTGGCAAACCTTTTCATTTACCTAGCATGAAACAATGTTTCATAGTATCAAACCTAACCTACTACCTATTAAACAGATTAACAACACCACTTGGAATAAGTATATTTGTACCAATATTACTTGGTGTTGGATTATCTTATTTTACTTCTAAATTAGTAAAGAAAACTTATAAACCTTTATACAAAGGTATGCCAAAAGAATTGTTTGAAGAAACTATTTTGAAAGTTACAGATAAAGAAAGCACAAAATATAAAATATGTTATGACTTTTTTATAGAAAATAAAAATGCGTTATATTTGACTGGTAAATATAATTATAGTGAAGCAGGAATAAGACAAATAATAAGTAGAATAAATAAGCAAATTAAAGACTTAAAATAAGTCTTTTTTTGTTTGTATAAATTTGTATAAAAAATAAATAGTATTATTACAATTGAAAGGAGATATAGCTTTGTAAATTTGTTTAAAACACATTTTGAAGAGTTCAAATATATCTTCTTTCTTTTTTATATTTAAAGGAGTGAAAATATGTATAACAATCCTTATATGAATTATACAAATAATTTTAATCAACAAAGTCTAAATGACCGAATAGATAATCAAATAGCACAATTAAATCAAATGAAAGAACAAATAAAAACAAACACACAACAACCAATGCAACCAACAAATCTAACGCAAAACTTTCAATTAGCACCAAATAATCACGCAATGAGATATGCAAATACAATTGATGAAGTAAATAAAGAAATAGTTTATTTTGATACACCATTTTTTAGTAAAGATATGTCAATTTTATGGGTAAAAAATGCAAAAGGTGATATTAAAACTTATGAATTAAATGAAATACTACCGATTGATGAAAAAGATATGCAGATAAAATATTTACAATCACAAATAGAGGAATTGAAAGGAATGATAAAAAATGATGCAAATGTTACAAATGTTAATACAAAACAAAATGCAACAAATACCACAGGGGATGATGAACCAATTGGAACAACAATTGAAAAGGCAGAATCCACAAGCATACAAAAGGTATCAAGAGGCAAAAAAGAATAATAATCCAAATGATTTATTGAATGAAACAGTAAATAATTTTAATCCACAACAAAGACAGCAATGGAACAATTTAATGAATATGTTTAATCAACAAAATATCCAAAAATAAAGTTAAAAACTTTATAGGAGGGTATTTTGCTAGAAAGTATCTTCCTATAAGGTTTCTAGCACCTTAAATATTTATAGGAAGGAGAAAAATATATGAACAATGGTATTCAACCAACAGTAGAATTAGCCACAAACAATGGAAACAATGGCTTTTATCCATATCCAGTTTATCCAATGATGAATGGTGGATTTGGAAATGGAGGCTTTGGAGGATATGGCAATGATATTATTTGGATAATTTTATTATTTGCTTTATTCGGTGGAAATTGGGGAAATAATGGCAATGGTGGTTTCTTTGGTGGAAATAGTTTTGATAATGGTTATGCATGGCTTTCTAATGGACAAAAAGAAATAATGCAAAACACTAACAATGGATTTGATACATTACATTTAAGCAATCAATTAGATACTGTAAATAGTGGTATTTATTCATTATCTAATCAGTTATGCAATTGTTGTGCTGATATGAATCAAACTGTTTCAAATGGTTTCTATAATGCAGAAGTATCAGCATGTAATAGACAAATGGCTAACATGAATCAAAACTTTAACAACCAAATTGCTACACTTCAAGGATTTAATGGACTTCAAAAATCTTTAGATTCATGTTGTTGTGAAAACCGCTTAGGAATAGCAAACTTAAATAGTACTATCTTAAGCGAAAATTGTGCAGATAGAGCTGCTTTAGCAGATGGATTAAAAGATGTATTAATTAATCAAACTGCTAATACACAACGTATTTTAGACCAATTATGTTCTGACAAAATTGATGAAAAGAATGATAAAATACGTGATTTAGAAAGACAATTGTCAATGAAAGATTTACAAGCAAGTCAAATTGCACAAAATGCTTTCATTTCACAAGGATTTGCAAATGAAGTTGACCAATTGTACAATCGCCTAGCAAATTGTCCAGTTCCAAGTACTCCAGTATATGGAAGAACACCTATATTCACTTGTCCAAATAATAATGGATGTGGATGTGGATTTAACACAACAAGTCAATTTATTTAATAGCATAGAGTAGATTACTACTAACTCGAATACGAGAACTTGCTAATTGATAAGGACATTATTGTCCTAACCAAGAGAATAGGCATAGTTCTATTCTCTATTTTTTAAAAAAATGCACAAAATTTATGCAAAAATTGTGGAAAAATCACAAAAAAGCACAAAATAATATATAAATTGTGCAAAATTATTGAAAGGAGAAATAATATGATAGAAACAATTATAAATGAGCCATTAGCATTGCCAAGTAATGCAAGTCCAATAACTTTTGATGAAACAGATATAAGAACTAGATGTGCTTCTTGCTGTGGGTGGTTAGATTATCAAAATGGCAACCCTAATTTTAAAATATTTGGAAATGGATATACAGGTTATTATGATGTAGAATTTAGTACTTCTGTTAGCACGGCTACTCCTGGTGTTGTTGCAATAGGTTTATTTCAAGATGGTGTTTTAATACCAGACACAGTAAGAGCTGTAACAATTGCAGCTGCTGATGATTATGAAACCATTTCTTTTGATAAAAAATTAAGAGTTTGTCCACGTGGAACTACAAACTTATCAGTTCAATCAGTTCCAAGTGTACCAACACCAACTGATCCTACAACACCAATAGCAACTACACAAGCAATTATAACTAATGCTACATTTAGCATTTCAAGATTAAATAAATAATGAATAATAATTTAGATAAAGGTTCGTTCTTGTTACAATTATATAGTCTTTTAATTATAATGAAGGATTTTAATAATAGTGATTTAATGAACGAATTGCAACATCAAAATCAAGATTATTTACAAAAAATATTGAAAAACCAAGAAGAAATATTAACTCTTTTAAGAAAGGAGGATAACAATGCACGAGAAGTTAGAAAAGAAAACTGAAGAAAGTATAAATAAAATATTAGATGAAGGAATAACTACAAATAATTTGGAACATCTTTATAAATTAACAAAAATAAATCATATAGCAAAGGAGGAAGAAAATATGAATTATGGAAACTATGGAAATTATGGCACAAGAAGACCAGGATATGATAGTTATGGAAGAGATAACTATGGAGAATATGGAAACTATGCTAGAGGAAATTATGGTGCCAGAGGTCGTGATATGAGATATCGTGGTGATGATTACATGGACAGAATGTCTAACGAATATGGTAGATATATGGAAACAAGAGAAAGATACGGAGCAGGAGAAGAATCTGATAAAGCATTTCATTTCATGACAAAAGCATTGGGAGAATATTTAGATTTCTTACATGAGGAAGCAGATACACCGCAAAAAAAACAAATGCTTAATGAAACATTACAAAGAAGTATGAGATAGTATGAGATATTATTTTTATAATGCTAATAGTCATAATAATTTTATTGATGACTGCTTTCCTAGAGCATATTCAATAGTAATGGATATAACATGGAAAGAAGCATATAAAGAATTATGTAAAAGTGCAATGGAAAAAGGGTATATGATTGATAGTGCTATTTTTGTAAGGGATTTTTTAGATAAAAAGTTTAAAAGAATACCTTATAATGAGATATACATAGGAGAATTTGCAGAAAATCACCCTGTTGGAAGATATTTAATAACTACTGATAATCATATAACTGCATGTATCAATGGCTACATTATAGACACATGGGATTGCACTAACAAAAAAATCGAATATATTTGGAAAATTAATTAAAAGGCACAATTTGTGTCTTTTTTTTAAATGTGTTATAATAAAATTAGGTGGTAAATATGACAATTGCAGTTGATAAAAATTCATATCAAGTAGCAAAAGATGATGGCAATAAATATGTTTATTTATATGAAGAAGCAAATCTTGAAGAATTAATGAAAACAAAATTACATTGCATGGAATACAACGAATGTGAATTTGTCGATATAAACGCAACTGATTATAATATTGACTGCATAAAAAAATGTAAGATAACAGATAAAGATTGGGATAAACTACCTGAAAAAGTAAATTATAAAATAGGAATAATAATACCAAATTATAATTACGAACATACAATCGAAAAATGTTTAAATAGTATAGCATATCAAACTTATAAAAATTTTGAAGTTATATTTGTAGATGATATGAGTACTGATAATAGTGTTAAGATAGCAAGTAAGTTTAAAAATATGATGAACATTAAAATTATACAATTAAGACAAAAAAGATTAAATGGTGGTGCTAGAAATGAAGGATATTTACATTTAAGTGATGATGTTGACTATGTTTACTATGTAGATAGTGATGATTGGCTTTATAATGAAAATGCTTTAGAAGAAATAAATAATAAATTACAAAGTAAACCTGATGTGTTATTTGTTGGACTTGCTGAATATAAAAATGGTAAAACTAAAATATGCGATATTCCACAATATAAAGACAAATACGAAGCAATAGCAGGTTGGAGTGGTAGTTGTGGTAAAGTTATCAAGAAAAGCCTAGCAACAAGGCAAGAATGCTTATATAATGAAGGTACACTAAAAGAAGATAAAAACCAACATTGTAAAATATGTTTTTATATGAATAGTTTTCAATTATTAAAAAAACCGATATATGTTTGGAATAAAGATAATCATAAATCAGTAACAACAGTAAGAAAAATAAATCCATTATGGGAAACAAGTACAATAAGACATTGGGCTGATACATTACAATTATATTTAGAATTAAAAGGAAAAGATGAAAAAATAGATAAATTTTTAGAAAGTAGATTACAAATGGTGAAGAAAGAAGTGTTAGAGGGCGGTGATAAGCAATGGTAAAGTTAAGCATTATAATACCTTATTATGAAACTTATAGTTTAACAATGCAATTATTAAAAGAATTATCTATACAAAAAAATGATGAAGTTGAAGTAATACTTATAGATGATTATTGTAAAAATGATTTTAACGATATTGAAGAAGTTTTAGGATTAAATGAAATAAGACTAATTAAACATAATAAAAATCAAGGGGTTGCTAAATCAAGAAATGAAGGCATAAAACTTGCAAGAGGTAAATATATAGCTCTAATAGATTGTGATGATCAAATAAATATGGACTATGTTGAAACATTATTAAAAGCAATAGATACATACGATACAGATGTTATTAACTTTAATTGGTATGATATGACAACACACATTGAGTATAGGAAACCACATAATCCAGCACCTTGGAAACAAATATATAAAAAAGAAACAATGCCAATATTTAGTGAAGAATATGAATATGGACACGAAGATGTACCATTTCAAGCAGAAATAGATAGTGGTAAATATACAATTACATATTTAGATAAAATGATATACTTATACAACTCAAATAGAGAAGGAAGTTTATATTGGAAAAAAACACATAAGGAGGGAATAAAATGATAAAAGTTGAAGTAACAAGCGAATTTACATATAAGGATTATGAAAAATTAAAAAATATCAAAAGAAAGTCAATTGATGTAAAAGGTAAACTATTTGTAGGCGATACATTTGAATGTGATAAAGAAATTTATGATTATTTAAATGGTGGAAATAAAGATGGATATATAGTAGTTAAAATTTTGGAAGTAGTTCCTGAAATGCCAACTATTATAGGACATAGAGCAGACGATGTAGAATATGTTGCTCCATTAGATAATGAAAATATGAAAAAACTTAGTAAAGCAATAGAAAAAAGAATAAATGAAAATGGTTTAACTGTTGAAGGTTTAGGTATAAAAAAAGAAATTAAACCTAAAAAGAAAAAGACAAGCAAAAAATAATCTTGCTTGTTAGAAAGGAATGATATTATGGCAAAAGATTTTGAAGATGGAGTATGGCGTACTGTTGGCGGTAGAAGAATATTCATAAAAGATGGTGAAGATTTAGAAACTGCTATGAAGAAAAGTGGTAAATTTAAAAAAGAAGAAATAAAAGAAAAAAAAGAAGAAAAAGATTTATCATATCAAGGAAAAGAAAGTGATAAAGCACCAACAACTGGTAAAACTGCTGATGTAGTAATAAAAGAAGTTGAAAAATGGGAAAAAGAAGGCAAAAATTCGGTAGTTATTGAAAGAAATAAAGAAACAATAGAAACTTTGAAAAAAATTGAAGGAAAGCCTGATGAAAAAATAAAAATATATAGAGCAACACCTAGTGACGAAATAAATGATGGAGATTGGGTTTTTTTAGATAAACAACATGCTGAAGATTGGACAAAAACACCATTTGGGCAACAAAAAATAGGATTTAAGGTTGTAGAAATGGAAACTGAAGCAAAAAATGTAGAGTGGACAGGTAAAAATTTAGAATTTGCATATAGAGAACCAAAACAACCGTCTATTAATGTAAAAGATTATTCAAAATTAACTAGAAAAGAAATGGCAACAATGCTAGTTGATGACCAAATTAAAAGAGGAATAGTAAAACCTGAAAGTAGAGAAAAACAAATTCAAGCAAGATTAACAGGTCAATTTAAAATGAGTGAAATGGATTTAAGAGATTATATAAAAAAATATTTAAAATAGTGCAAATTTGCACTTTTTTTTATTTGTGTTATAATATAATTAAAGTCCAAGAGGACTTATATCTATTCACACGTGGACGAGACCACGAAAAAAAGCGAAGGGAGAAGATAATATATGCGTGAATTTTTAAAAGGACTAGATTTAGACGATGAGTTGATTGATACTATAATGGCAGAACATGGCAAATTAGTAACAAAAGACAAAGAGGAGTTGCAAACCTTAAAAAGTCAAATGAAAGAACTTAAAGAAAATTCCAAAAATGCCGATGAACTTCAAAGCAAATATGATGAATTAGTCAAAGCCAATGAAGAACGTGAGGCACAAAAGAAAGCCAAAGAAGAAGATGAAATATTAACAAAAAATATTACTTCAGTATTTGGTGATAAGAAATTTGTCAATGATTTTACAAAAAATGCAATTATTGAACAAATTAAAACAGCGTTGAAAGACAATTCAAATATCGGTAAATCTACAAAAGATTTATTCGAAGAAATAACAAATGGAAAAGATGGAATATTTGCTAATCCAAACCAATTAGTAGATATGCCAAGTGCAGATGAAGGAATGGAAAATACAGTTTCAAAAGATGCATTTGACAAAATGAGTTATAAGGAAAGAGTAGAATTTAAAGCATCTAATCCAGAGTTATTTAACAAATATAATAATTAGGAAAGAGAGATGATTTTTTATGGCAACAGGAACAACAAAATTAGCACAACTAATTGATCCTGAAGTTATGGCACCAATGATTAGTGCAAAAATTGAAGCAGCAATCGTTGCAACACCATTTGCAAAAATTGATACTACATTAGCAGGAAAACCAGGTAGTACAATTACAGTACCAAAATATAAATATATTGGAGCAGCAGAAGACCTTGCTGAAGGTGTAACTGCTGATAAAACAAAATTAGAAACTTCTACTGCAGAATATACAATTAAGAAAGCAGTAAAACAAGTTGAATTAACTGATGAAGCAGTATTAAGTGGATATGGAAATCCAGTTGGAGAAACTAATTCACAATTAGGAAAAGCAATCGCTGATAAAGTAGATAATGATGTTATGGAAGAATTAAAAGGAGCACAATTACAATACACAGGAGCAAATACTGGAATATCTTATGATGAAGTAGTAAATGCTATTGATGTATTAAATGAAGAAGAAAATGTTGAAAAAGTAATGTTTATTCATCCAAAACAAGTTTCTCAATTAAGAAAAGATGATGACTTTATTTCAAACGATAAATATAATAACAATGTTATTATGAAAGGTGAAATAGGTATGATTGCAAATACAAGAATTGTACCAAGTAGAAAAGCAGTAAACGATGCTAAAACATATTTCATGAATCCAATCGTTGAATTAAGACCACAATCACAAACTGGTGATGAGACAGCAGCAATTACTATTTACTTAAAGAGAGATACTAATCTTGAAACACAAAGAGAATTAAGTAACTATACAACATTAATTGGTGCAGACAAACATTATGTTGCAGCACTAACTGATGAATCAAAAGTAGTAGTAGCAAAATTCCCAGTTGGAAACATAAGTTTATAATAAAGGAGGGCGTTTATGGAATTTAGTGGACAATACCTAACTTATGAAGAATATAGGGCTTTAGGTGGCACTTTAGACCTAACGTCCTTTAATTTATTAGAATTTGAAGCAAGAAGACAAATTGATATAAGAACCTTTAATAGATTAAAAAATGTTGAAGAAATACCACAAGAAGTAAAATTATGTATATTTAATATGATAAATAGTATAAATAGTTATTTAGAATCTAAAAATAACATTTCAACAAATGCAAATGTTAAAAGCGAAAGTATAGATGGATATTCTGTTCAATATATAAGTTCCAGTGATATAGAAGAAGTTATTAAATCAAAAAATAGTGATATTAAAGACATGATAAATTCTTATTTATTGGGCGTTATAGTTGATGGGGAACATTTATTATATTGTGGTATTAAATAATGATAACAAATAGTAAATTAACTATTTATCACATGAATGGATTAGATGTTTCAACACATTTTGAAACTTGGCAAAGATATAATTATGATAATGTTTGGTTTTTTGGTGGTAAAGGTGCTAGTATTTACAAAGGTTATGAAGATGCAAATGAAGTGGAGATTCGACTACCTTACAAAAAAAATGAAAACCTTGATATTAGCAAATTTGCAATTGGAGATATTATAGTGCAAGGAAATCTTGACTTTGATATTCAAACACAAGAAGATTTAAAAGATTATTTAATATATAATATAACAAGTATCAAAAATAACACATTTGGAAGTGAACCACATATTCATATTGGTGGAAAATAATGCCTATTAAAATGAAACCAATAAGTACCATAAAAGCAAGATTAGGAATACAAAAAAATGGACCTGTGCATAAATATTTTACAAAAAGATGTGCTGATTACATGGATAAATATGTGCCTTATGCAAGAGGTGGTCTTGCGTATGAAAATCGAGAAATTGGAACTAATGTAATAATTTATAATTCGCCTTATGCACACTATATGTATAAAGGTTTAGTTATGGGACCAAATATTCCTATAAAAGATGAAAATGGTTTTATTGTTAGATGGTTTTCACCAAAAGGAAAGAAAAAACAATATACTGGCAGAGAAATTAATTATAATCAAAGTGCTGGACATGAATATGCTGGACCACATTGGGATGAAAGAATGTGGAGTGCTGAAAAAGAAGAAGTCTTAAAAGAAGTACAAAAATTTATTGAAAGAGGTGCTAAATAATGAATATACAAGATTTAAGAATAACAAAATTGCGTGAATATTTATTTGGTATTATTAATAACATTGTTTCAAATACAAACACACAAATCAATGCAAATATGTTAATTGATAAAATTGACAATTACAGTTTGGATAAAATTCCTACTGATGCAGAAGTTGAAACATGGATTATTGGTGCTATAAAAAAGCGTGATGTATATTCATTTAGAAGCCGTAAAAGTTATTCACAAGATGCATTAGTTAATTTAAAAAATATAGGTTTTTTTGAAAAATTTGAGAAATTGATTGAAAATAATAATAAACAAGGAATATTACCTGATATTGAAAATATAGAAAGTATAGAGTGCTTGAATTGTGGAACATTAAATAATGTTGAATCAAACACAGCAGAATTTGATATACAAATACAAATTACTTATAGAGAGGAGTAAAAAACATGGCAAATTATGTACCAAGTGGAATTGAAAAAATAAAAAGAAGTCAATTCTTAACTTACATTAATACAACACCATCAGCACAAACTGCTAAATGGGATGTACTAGGTGTTGGAATAACTGAATATGGAATCGCTTTTAATCCACAAGTTGATACTGAAAAATGGATCATAGAGGATAACTCTAGAAACGACCATACATCTAATCAAAAACAATCTAGTGTAACACAAAAATGTTATAAAGGAGACCCAGTATTTGAATTTATAAATGGTGCAAGAGACCAATTAAATTTCAAAACACAAGTCTTAGATATTGATAGATGGAATGGAACAGGTTCAAGTTATCCAGCAAAGAAAAGTGATGTTATTATAACAATAACAAATTACATGGGTGAAAATGCAGAAATCGAATACGATATGTATTATGATGGTGATGCTGTTGATGGAACAGTAACATTTGAAGGGAATACACCAACATTTACACCAACAACAAGTTTATAAGACCTTTAAGGGTGGGTGAAATAGTCGCCCTCCCTTATTTTTATTGAAAGAGAGGAGATTATAACATGACAGATAATGTTATAAAGTTAAATAAAAGTGATGTTTTAACACTTAAAATTGAAACAAATGATGGAAAAGAAACTGGTGAAGTTTTAACATTTGATCTAGAAGACATTGAATTGCCTTTAAGATATCAAGAATTAATAGAAAAAAATAAAAGAAATACAGAAAATTTAAGAAATCAATTATTAATTATTGAAAAAAGACAAGATGTTAAAGGCAAAAAATTATTAAGTAAAAATGAAGAAGATAAAATCAAAGCATTAAACGATTATTTTAAAAAACAAATTGAAGTTTACAATATGTTTTTAGGAGAAAATGGAGTTCAAAAATTACTTAACGGAAGAAAAATTGGTTGGACTACATTACAAGAAATTGATGAAATAATCGAAAAACAAATAGCACCATATTTAAACCAAAATATGAAAAGTATTAGTGAAAGAGTCAAGGAAAAATATGGAAATCTTGTAAAAAAAGATAAGGATGTATTAAAAGCAGATGAATAATTATCCAGAATACGCAGAAGTTGAAGGAAAAGAATACAAAATAAATACTGATTTTAGAATAGCAATAGAATGTAATAGAATTGCAGAAGATTCTACAATCAGTGATTATGAGCGTTCTTTTGCCATAATTTACATGCTTTTTGGTGATGAAGGTATAAATACACCAGAACACTATGAAAAATTGCTTAAAATAGCTTTAAAATACCTTGCATGTGGCAAAGAAATTGAAAAAACAGATAATAAAGAGCAACCCGACATGGATTTTATTCAAGATATGGATTATATTGAAGCAAGTTTTATGAGTGATTATCATATTGATTTAGCAAATACAAAAATGCATTGGTGGAAATTTTTTAATTTGATAGGTGGATTATCAAATAGTGAAATGGGCAATTGTTGTGTATTAAATAGAATTAGAAATTTAAGAAATTATGATGTATCACAAATAAAAGATAATAAAGAAAGACAAAAAATAGCAAAAGCAAAAGAACAAGTTGCTTTAAAGAAATATAAAAAAGAATATAATCTAACAAAAGAACAAGAAGAATCTATGGAAAGATTAAATAAAATACTTGGCTTATAGAAAGGAGTTGATAATATGGATGGAAAAATAATTATAGGAACAGAAGTCGATACTTCAAAATTTGAAAAACAAATAAAAAAATTGCAATTAAAAAAAGAAGATCAAAAAATTGAAATTGAAGCAACAACAAAAAATATAAAAGAAAGTGAAAATCAATTAAAATCTTTAGAAAAACAAATGGATGAAGTAACTCAAAGATATGATAGATTAATAGAACAAAAAAATCGTTATGAAAAATTGAGTCAAAAGCCAAATTTAACACCAGAAGAAAATCTTGATGTTGTTGCTTTTAGAGATTTTGGTGGATATACTTCATTACAACTAACGCAAGAAAAAATGGAAGATATTGAATTAAGACAACAAAGTGTAAAAAATTATATTGAAGAACAAAATAGATTATTAGAAAGACAAAATTTTTCTTATAATGAAATTGACGGTAAAATCGAAGATGTATATTTACAAATGAATAAAACAACCCAAAAAATAAATGAAGCAGAAAAAAAAGCAAAACAAATAAAACTTGACAAAATAAAAGAACAAGTTAATGGAGTTGGAAAATCAGTTGAAAAAATAACATCAAAAATTGGGCGTTGGGCTTTAGCAATATTTGGCGTTAGAACTGCATATAATTTTATTAGAAGTGCAATTTCAACAATAGCATCACAAGATGACCAATTAAACGCAGATATACAATATATGAAAAATTCATTAGCATATGCAGTTGAACCAGTTGTTCGAGCCATTGTTAATTTAGCAAAACAATTATTACAATATGTGGCACAAATTGTTTATTTATTAACTGGTAGAAATATATTTGAAAATGCAAATAAATCTTTAGAAAATAGCAAAAAAAATGCTAAGGGATTAAATAAAGAATTGCAAAAAACACTTGCAGGATTTGATGAAATGAATGTAATGCAAGATAGTTCATCATCAGGTGGTGGTTCAGCACTCCCAAGTTTTGATTTATCAGAAGCGTATAAACTAGAACCTCCAGAATGGATGCGATGGATTTTAGATAATAAAGATGGATTAATTGCAGGATTATTAGGTATTGCTGGAGCATTAACTGCATTAAAATTAGGAATAGACCCATTAAAATCATTAGGAATAGGCATTACAATTGGAGGTATAGTTTTAGCAGTAGAAAAATTATTGGCATATTTAAATGACCCAACATGGGAAAATTTTGGTGGATTTTTAAAAGGAATAGGAATTGCTATAATGGGAATAGCACTTTTAGTTGGAAGTCTTCCAGTTGCTGTTGTAGGAGCAATAGTTACAATTTTTGGAACTGTTGCAACATATTGGGATGAAATTCATAAAATATTGCAAAATGGTATAAATTGGCTAATTGAACAAACTGATTGGGTAAGAGAACATTTTGGATTTGTTGGAGAATGGATTTATACACATATTGTTCGTTTATTACAATTAGGATTAGATTATTGGGATAGAATATTTAAAGGTGTTAAAACAATATTAGATGGAATAATTGATTTTGTTGGTGGAATATTTACTGGCAATTGGAATAGAGTATGGGAAGGCGTTAAATCAATATTTTCTGGAGCATTTAATGTTATGTTTTCAACAGCACGACTTATATTTGAATGGATTGTAAGTTTAATAAAAGATAAAGTTAAAGTTGTAACTAATGTATTAGGAAAAATTAAAGATACATTTGTCAATATATTTAGTGGATTATGGGATAGCATTAAAGGTTTTGTTGAACAAACTGCAAAAAACATTGGTGATACATTAAATCCATCAAATATATTTGATAAAGTAAAAAAAGGCGTTGGAAGTATTGGAAATGGTATAAAAAATTTCTTTGGATTCGCAAAAGGTGGTATTATATATCCTCCAAAATTAGCAGTAGGTGGAATTATTAATCAACCAGGAAGAGGAGTACCATTGACATCGGCAATAGGCGGAGAGCATGGTGCAGAAGGTGTCATCCCACTAACAGATTCACAGCAAATGCAGTTATTAGGAGAAGCAATAGGAAAATACATCACAATCAATGCAAGTATAACAAATACTATGAATGGAAGAGTTATTTCAAGAGAATTACAAAAGGTGCAAAATGATATGGATTTTGCAATGAATAGATAAGTAGGTGATTAAATGTTTGTTGATAGAAATTCAATTTATATAAATGGTGTTTCAATGGGACAATACATTGTTGAAGCAAAATATGGATACAATAAATTATGGAGCAGTGATAGTGGTCGTAATTTAGCAGGAACACAAAGTGGAACACTTATCGGGATATATCCAAAAATTATATTACAATTTAGAAAACTTACTAAAAGTGAATTGGAAATAATTACGCCAATATTAGATAGTCCAAATCAAACAGTAACATATTATGATCCTACAAAACACACAAATGTAACAATGACAACATATACAGGGGATTATGAAATAACAAATAAATATATTATAAACGGAAACCGAAAAAATGAAGGCTTTGCATGTTCATTTATAGCAGTAAGTAGGAGGGCATAATGAGAACTCATACAAATAATTATAAAAATAATATAAGAACATTTGGGCGTGAAATAGATGTTAAAATAAGTTATACAATTGATAATACAAATGTGGAGTTAGGTTCAGAAGAACTTAATTCCATAACATTATCATATGAAGGCAGTATTTTAAAATCAGTTATGCGTGGTATTGAAATCGATTCAAATGTGGAAATTTCGGTTGGTACAGCATTGAACTTTAGTTTTGGCGTAAAGGTTGGAAACAACTATGAATATTTAGACTATGGAACATTTATTGTTAAAGAAGTTGAAAAACAAGAAGATTTAGAAAGTTGGAAAATAATTTGTTATGATAAAATGCTTTATACAATGAAAAATTATGAAGAAGTCGAAGCAACATATCCATGTACAATTCATGATTATATTGTGGCAATATGTGATAAATTAAATTTAACTTTTAAAAATGAAAATACAACATTTCCAAATTATAATAGAGAAATAGCAAGTGATTTATATGCTGGATTAGGCTATACATATCGTGATGTATTAACCGAATTGGCACAAGTAACAGCAAGTACAATTTGTATTAATGAAGATGATGATGAATTAGAATTAAGATATATAAATACAACAAATGATACAATAGATGAAGAATTTTTTAAAGATATTAATGTAAAATTTGGACAAAAATTTGGACCAATAAATTCAATAGTATTAAGTCGAGCAGGCGAAAGTGATAATATTTATATGCAAGATGATGAAAGTATTGAACAAAATGGTTTATGTGAAATAAAAATTGTTGAAAATCAAATAATGAATTTTAATGATAGATCAGATTATTTACAAGATATTTTTGATACATTAAATGGATTAGAATATTATATAAATGATTTTTCAAGTACTGGTATCACATATTATGATTTATGTGATAGATACAATGTAAGTATTGGAGAAAACACATATTCTTGCATAATGTTTAATGATGAAATAAATATAACACAAGGATTGTCAGAAGAAATATTTACTAAAATGCCAGAAGAAAGTGAAACAGATTATAAAAAAGCAGATAAAACTGATAGAAGAATAAATCAAGCATATATTATTGTAGATAAGCAAAATCAACAAATAGAATCTTTAACAAGTACAGTTTCACAAGTAAGTGAAGAAACAAATAATAAATATCAAGATTTAATAAATAAATTTTCATCAATAGATGAAGCACTAACACAAATATCAAGTATTGAAAATCGAGTAACACAATTGCAAACAGATACATATACAAAAACCGAGGTTCAACAAATTGCAAATGGTGTTGGCGTAGATGGTGTTGTTGTTTCGGTTGTTACAAGTACAGCAGGAACATTTGATGAAAATGGTTTAACAATTGAAAAAACAAATGCCAAAACAAAAGGTAATTTTAATGAAACAGGTATAACAGTAATGGATGCAACAGGTTATTCAGATGAAGAATTATTATTTGCTGGATATGATAATGATTTAGGTGAAACAATTGTTAGAACAAAAAACATTAATGTTTCAAAATATTTAACAATTGGACAAAATTCACGTTTAGAAGATTATGAAGATGGAACAGGAATTTTCTTTATAGGAAGTTAGAGGTGAAAATTAATGGCAGTATTAACTAAAAATTTTCAAGTAGTTGGAGTTGGACCAACACAATATTTTGGAAGTGTTCCAGCACATCTTGAATTACAAGCAAGATATGATTCACAAAATATAGAAACAAATAAAACATTTTATGTTACAGATTTGTATTTAGTTGTTGAAAGTAGTTATATTGGACATTATCAATCAACACCATATACAATAAATGTAACAGGAACGCCAAGCAGTAAAAGTGGAGATGCTGGAAGTGGAAATTATACAACAAGATATGTTGATGGAATAGTATCAGAAGTAGAACATAATTCAGATGGAACAAAATCTATAAGTGCAAGTGGTTCAATGACTTTTGGTGCTTGGGGAATTACATTAACAGTTAGTGGAAGTGCAGATTTACCAACAATACCAAGAGCAAGTTCAATAACAGCAACAGATTGTTATATTGGAAGTGCTACAACAATTACTATTAATAGAGCAAGTTCATCTTTTACACATACAGTTACTTATTCATTTAATGGATTAACAGGAACAATAGCAACAAAAACTGCAAATACATCTATTGGTTGGACAGTACCTACAACATTTTATGCAAAAATACCAAATGCAAAAAACGGAACTTGTACATTAACTTGTCAAACATATTCAGGAAATACATTAATTGGAACAAAAACAACAACATTTATAGTAACAGTTAATCCAACAACAAATTCGCCAACATTAACTGCAAGTGTTATAGATAGTAATTCAACAACAACTGCTTTAACTGGTGATAATACAAAATTAATAAAATATTATTCAACAGCACAAATAACATATTCAGCAAGTGGAAAAAATAGTGCAACAATATCAAATGTAAAAATAAATGGTGCAACAGTTAGTTCAAGTCCTTATTCAATAACAAATGTTACAACAAATAATTTTTCAGTTGTTGCAACAGATAGTCGTGGATATACAACAACAAAAAATTTAGCACCAACAATGGTAAATTATATACCATTAACAATTAATGTTAATTTTTATAGAACACAACCAACAACAGGACAAGTATCATTAACATTTAATGGAAATTATTTTAATGGAAGTTTTGGAAATCAATCAAATACATTACAATTAAAATGGTATTATAAATTAAAAAGTGATACAAATTGGACAACAGGTGGAACATTAGTACAAGGAACACATTATGTAATATCAGGAAACACATTTCATTCAGGAACTTCATCTTATGAAGATGATATTATTATTGGAAGCAATTTTGATTATAGAAATGCTTATGATTTCAAAATAGAATATATTGACAAATTAGTTTCTAATTCAACAATAAAGACAGTTTCAAAAGGTATTCCGATAATAAATTGGGATGAAGAACATTTTAATGTAAATGGATTAATAACACAAAATGAAGAAACAATTAAATTTGATAATTATTCAAGTTCAGAACAAGTAATTGGAACTTGGATAAATGATAAACCATTATATAGAAAAGTTATAATAACAGGAACATTACCAAATACAAATTCAAAATCCGTAAGTCATTATATAAGCAATATGGAAACATTAATTAAAATTTATGGCATTGCAACAAATACATCAACTAAAAATAGATTGCCTTTACCTTATGTTGATACAGGAAATTTATCTTGGTGTGTTCAAATGTTTGCAAATAATTCAGTAGTATATATTACTGCTGGTGATAATAAGTCAGGATATGATGAATCATTTGTAGTAATGGAATATACAAAAACAACAGATTAAAAAAGGGAGATAAAAATGGACAATAAATTTCAAATTGAAGTAATACAAAGATTATCAACTTTAGAAACTCTTATTAAAGAACAAGATTATAAAGCAGTAAAAAAAACCAGTGATGATGCTTTAAATAAAGCAAACAACAACGAAGAAAGAATATTAAAATTAGAAAATACAAATTCATGGATTATAAAAACAATTGCAGTTATAATTATTGGAGCAATTATAAATTTAATTTTAAAAAAATAAAGAGGTGAATTTATGAGTAAAAAATGGTTAAAATGTGCATTAGTAAGAGCTGTCAAAACAATTGCTCAAACTTCTGCATCGTTAATTACAGTTGGCTCATTAATGACTGACATTAATTGGAAAACTGTATTATCAGTAAGTTTAGTTGCAGGAATATATAGTATGCTTACAAGTATTGCTGGTATTCCAGAAGCAAAGGAGGAAGAAAAATGATAAAACAATATAGTTATGCAAGTGATGGGCAAACATTTTTAAGCCCACACTTCCAAGTTGGAGAATTTAGAAGTTATGATGATTCACTAGGTTATTTAACAACTGATGTAATTCTTATAGATGACAAACTACCTGGAATATTAGAAAATATATTTAACGCATTAAATTGTTCTTCAATTTATATAACAAGTGGATATAGAAGTGAAGATTTTGATATACGAATTGGAGGTTTTGCTGGATATCATTCAAAAGGACAAGCAGTTGATATTATGTGTTATGGACAAGATGGCAATTTAATATCTTCGGTTGATGTATGTATAACAGCAGAAAATCTTGGTGTATTAGGCATTGGTTATGGTGGAAACTACACACATATAGATACAAGAGATTGGAAATCATTCTTTGATGAAACAAATGGGGCAGTAAATATAAATTCATGGTATGATTATTTTGGAATACCAAGACCAACAACTGGAATAATAACTTATCAAGCATTTACTGATAAATGGTATTCAGAAGTAAGAAGTTGTGAAGATTATGCTGGAGTATTTGGAGAAACAATAACAGGCTTTAGATGTAAACCACAATTTGGAGAAATAATATACGAAGCACATTTACTAGGTGGCGATTGGATTGGTGCAGTAAGTAGTAATGAATATGCCAATGGAACACCAAATGATTATGCTGGAATATATGGAATGCCTATTGATGGAATAAGAATAAAATCAAGTCAAGGATGGGTTAAATATCGTGTACATATAAAAGGTGGCGATTGGTTAGATTGGGCTGAGGGATTTGGCGATAGTGGAAACGAATACGCAGGAATATACGGACAAGAAATTGATGGAATTCAATGTTATTAAGCACTTAAATAGTGCTTTTTAATTTTTTTAAAAAAATACTAAAAAGGTATTTACAAAATACCTAAATAGGTATATAATACATATAGATAGGAGGTAAAAGGAGTGGAAAACATTTATATTTTAAAAGATTCTTTAAATCGTTGGGTGGCACAATATTTTAAAAAAGATTTAATATCAGTACAAGAATTAATAGAAACGATAGAAGAACTTGATGATGAAATAAGTAATTTAAAAGATAAAATAGAAGAACTTGAAACAAAACATGACAATATAGATGAACAAGTTGATGAAATGAGAATTAGTTAGGGGAAATGAAAATGAGAAGATTAAATAAAAAGGGTAAAATTTTAATAACAATAATAACAATTTTAATAAGTGCCGTAATTTACGTTTTAACGGCAAAATTAGGCGTTTTTGCTAAAAATAATATATTTATACTATTTATTGTAGTTTGTGGCTGGATTTGGCTAATTTTAGGTCAAACAAGCGTGTTAGCGTTAGTGTGGGAGGATTAGATATGAATTTAATAAAATGGATGTTAAATAAAAGAAAAATAGAAAAAGAAATAGAAAGCCAAGATTATCAATATAATTCTGTATTAATAAAATATGGTAAAATAGAAAAAGCATACAATAAATCATTGGAAACAATAGATGACTTAATGAATAAAAATTTAGAAAGACTTGAAACAATATCAGATTTAAGAAAAAAATTAAACAAATTAAAACGTGAAATGAAAGCATTGAAAGAGGTGATGGAAAGTGAACAAGAAAAAATTACACATTGATCTAAGTTGCGAAGTAAAAGATAAATTAGATATTATCGCAAAAGAACGTGGAATAAAGACAAATGAATTAATAAGATTTATTTTATCAGAATATTTATTAAAAGGAGGAAAATAGAATGGAAGTAAAAGAAATGAATATTTTTGAAAAAATGAGTGCAATCACAAATGAATTAGGAGTGGTGGCAAAAAATTTAAATGTAGATATGGGTAAAGGAAAAAGTTATAAAGCAGTACAAGAAAAAGATGTTTTGGATGCGATAAAACCAGTTGAAGCAAAATATAGAGTTTATTCTTATCCAAAAGAAAGAAAAATAGTTGATAGTGATATTTTAGAAAAAGAAACACAATATGGAACATCAAGAAATTTATATTTAAGAATAGAAACAATTTATGAATTTGTAAATATAGATAAACCAGAAGAAAAAATATCAGTAACTTCTTATGCAGATGGAATAGATAGTGGAGATAAAGCAACAGGAAAAGCAATGACATATAGTGATAAATATGCATTATTAAAAGCATATAAAGTAGCAACTGGTGATGATCCAGATAAAGATGCAAGTCCAGAGCAAGGATATGCAAAAACAGAAGAAGCAATTTTAAAAAGCAAAATAAAAAGTTATGGAAGTAAAGCAAGTGAGTTATTAAAAGAAAAAGGAAAAAAATTAAGTGAACTAGGCATTGAAGAATTAAGAAAACTTTTAGAGGCTTTAAATGATTAATTTTGATGAGGAAAAACATGAATATAAAGTAGATGGCAAAGTAGTTCCTTGCGTAAGTGATATTATGAAGTGTGCTACTTGCTTATACTACACCGATGAAATACCACCACAAGTATTAGAACTTGCTTGTAAAAAAGGTAGTGCAGTACATAAAGCAATAGAAGAATTACTTTTATTTGATGAATATGATATAGAAGATAGATATCAAAGTTATATGAATAATTTTATATTATGGTTAAATGAATATAAGCCAAAAATATTAAAAGTAGAATATCAAATGAGTAATGGAGAATATGCAGGTACATGCGATTTAATATGTGAAATAGATGGAAAAGTAATTGGAATAGATCATAAAACAAGTAGTGAAATACATACAAAAATGATAGCAATACAAGAAGCAGGTTATGATGAATTATGCGATATTAAAATAGATGAATGGTATGTATTACATTTAACAAAAACAAAATATGAATTTAAAAAAATAGATATAAGAAAGGATATATGGGAATATTGTAAAAAAATATATTTCTATATGAAAGGTGATTAAATGACAAATGTATTAATGCTTGTGGGCAGAATATGTAAAGATTTAGAATTAAGAACAAACGGAGATAAAAGTATATGTAAAATACCAATGGCTGTACAAAATGGAAAAGATGATACAACATTTATTGAAGTAACAGCTTTTGGAAAAACAGCTGAAACAACAAATGAATATTGTAGAAAAGGCGATTTAATAGGAATAACAGGAATGATAAAAAATAATAATTGGACAGATGATAAAGGAAATAAACATTATGATTATAGTTTTATAGCAAATAAAATAACTTTTTTATCAACAAAGTCTAAAGAAACAACAAATACTGAAGACCCTTTTAGCGATTTTGGAAAACAAGTTACTATTGATGATAATTTTTTAGACTAGGACGTGTTGAAAATGAAAGATTTAAAAATATTTACAAATAATATAGAAGAAAGTGCAAAAAAACAAATATATTTATTATTGGAACAAGAAGCATTTAAAGATTGTAAAATAAGAATAATGCCAGATGTTCATGCAGGAGCAGGCTGTGTAATTGGATTTACAGGAAATTTAGGTGATAAAGTAATACCGAATATAGTTGGTGTAGATATTGGTTGTGGAATGTTATGTGTTGAATTAGGTAATATTGATATTGATTTGGAAAAATTAGATAAAATAATTAGACAATATATACCTAGTGGAATGAATGTACACGAACAAAAAGTAAAAGATTATGATTTTACACAATTATATTGTTATAAAGAATTAAAAAATAAAGATGGTTGGTTGGAAAAATCATTAGGTTCATTAGGTGGTGGTAACCATTTTATAGAAATTGATGTAGATGATGAAAGTAATAAATATTTAGTTATTCATACAGGTTCAAGAAATTTAGGAAAACAAGTTGCTGAAATATATCAAAATAAAGCAATAGAATATTGTTCTTATAAAAAAGAAATGAAAGAAGAAAAAAAACAAATTATAAAAAATTATAAAGAACAAGGAAGAGAAAAAGAAATACAAGAAGCACTAGAAGAAATAAATAATAAATATGCTGGAAAAACTAAACTACCAAAAGATTTATGCTATTTAGAGGAAAAAGAAAGAGAAAATTATTTACATGATATGAAATTATGTCAAGAATTTGCAATATTAAATAGAGAAGAAATTATGAGTGTAATATTATCATTTTTAAATTATCCATCAAATTATTTTAGTTATTTTCACACAATACATAATTATATAAATTTTGAAGATAATATAGTTCGCAAAGGTTCTATTTCTGCTAGAAAAGGTGAAAGAGTAATTATTCCAATGAATATGCGAGACGGTTGTATTATAGGTGTAGGAAAAGGAAATGAGGATTGGAACTATTCAGCTCCACATGGAGCAGGAAGAACAATGTCAAGAAATATAGCAAAACAAACACTTAACATGGAAGATTATAAAAATTCAATGAGTGGAATATATACAACATCAGTAAATGAACAAACTATTGATGAAGCACCATTTGTATATAAACCTATGGAAGAAATAATTGAGCATATTAAAGACACAGTAGAAGTAGAAAAAATAATAAAACCTATATATAACTTCAAAGCAAATGATTAAAGAAAGTGAAAAAAATGACAGGAAATAAAAAACAAATAATAGATTGGCTATTAGAACAAGAAGATAAAATATTTGAAATAAAAGAACATAAAGAAAAAAGAAGTTTAAATGCAAATTCATATTTTTATGTTTTACAAAATAAATTAGCTGATGTATTAAAGGTAAGTAATGAAGAGTTACATTTTGAATTATTGAAAAGATATTCAGATGTAACTTTAATTACATTGCCAAAAGATAAAACTATACAAGGAATAGTAAAATATTATGAAGTTTATAAAGAAGGGACAATAAAAAATAATCCAGTAGTAATTTATAAAGTATATAGACCATCACATGAAATGGATTCTAAACAATTTACAAGATTATTAGATGGAGTAATAAGCGAATGTAAAGAAGTAAATATAGAAACACTTACACCAAATGAATTATTAAAATTGGAGGGTTATGAAAAGATATAGTATAGTACAAAAAGAAATTAAATGTTATGTGTGCGGTACAAGTCAAAATATTCATATTCATGAGGTGTTTTTTGGCAAAAATAGACAAAAAAGTATAGAGGATGGTTGTTGTGTTTATTTGTGTGGCAAACATCATAATCAATCAAATGAAGGTGTACATTTTAACCACAATTTAGATTTAGAATTAAAACAAACATTAGAAAGAAAATGGATAGAATATTATAATAAAACAATAGATGATTTTATAAAAAGATTTGGGAGGAACTATCTATGAGCAAATATTATTCTAAAAAAGTTGAATTTGATGGTATAAAATTTGATAGTATTAAAGAAAAAAATAGATATATAGAATTAAAATTTTTATTAAAAGCAAATAAAATAAAAGAATTAGAATTACAAAAAACTTTTGAATTACAGCCAAAATATATAAACAATAACGGGGAACATATAAGATCAATAACATATAAAGCGGACTTTTTCTATTATGATAATGTAAAAAAACAATATATAGTTGAAGATACAAAAGGCTTTAAAACGGAAGTATATAAAATAAAAAAGAAATTATTTGAATATGTATATCCAAATTTAACAATAAAGGAGATATAAAATGAACTATGAAATAATATCAATAGAAACAGCAAAGAAACTTGCAGAATATGAAAAATTAAAGAAACTACTTAAAAAGTAGTTTTTTTTGTTATTTTAGATATTGACAAAGTTAATCATATAATGTAAAATGTATTGTGAAAGGTAGGGAAAATAAATGTATATTTTTAAAGAAACAGAAAAAGCAAAATTACTTCAAGGGAGAACAATAAAATATCTTGCTGAAGAAAGATTACACGTTAGTAAAGATTATTTATCACAAATATTAAGTGGTAAACGTGGATGTTCTTATAGACTAGCAATTAGTATTACACAATGCATTTCTTGGACTGCAAGAGTTGAAGATTATTTTAAATTAAAAGGAGAATAATATGGAAAAGGAAAGTTTTATATTGTATAACTCCTTTTATGAGTCAATTAAATCATTAAAAAACGAGCAACTTGGTAAATTGCTCAGGGCTATATTTAATTATACTATAAATGGGGAAATAACACAAGACAATGACATTTTAGTTGCATTTATGTTTATAAAAAATCAAATAGATATAGATACAAAAAAATGGGAGGATAAAAAACATAGTAAAAGTGAAGCAGGAAAAAAAGGAATGGCTTCAAGATGGGGAAATAAGAATAACAACGATAACAGTGCTATAACAGATAATAACAAAAATAACAGTGTTATAAATGCTATAACAAAAATAACTGATAATGTTAATGTAAATGATAATGTTAATGTTAATGTAAATGAAAATGATAATGTTAATGCTATTAATAATAATATATATGATTTTATAGAAGAAAATTTTGGAAGAACATTATCACCAATAGAATATGAAAAAATAAGTATGTGGGAAGATAATGAACTTACAAGATATGCAATTAAACAAGCAGTATTAAATGGTGCATATAATTTTAAATATATAGATACCATATTAGAAAGTTATAAAAATAATAATATTACTACAGTACAGCAAGCACAAGAAAAAGAAAAAAAATTTAAAGATAATCAAAATAAATACAAAGGTTTAAGTTTTAAAGAACAAGAAAACTTAAGACAACAAGAATTATTAGACAAATGGGTTAATGGGGAGGTTTAAAATGGAAAGAATAGATGTTAAAAATATTTTAAATAAAATTAAAGCATTTAGACAAAGTTTTGATATTAATAACTCAACATTAGAAGAATGGGAAAAAATATTAAAGCCTTATTGTTACAAAGATGTTGAAAAGAAACTTGATGATTATTTTAGAGAAGGATCAAACTTTGGACAATATCCAGATGCATATTATTTAATAAAATATTTAAAAACTGAAGATGAAAAGTCGAGAATGGGAGAAATAGTTGTTAAATGCCAAATATGTAGACAAAAAGTACCATACATAGAATACAACGAACATTTTGATAGATGCTCAAGTATAGAATTTATTAAAAACAACGAAGAATATTTAAAAAGAGAATTTAACAAAGAAAAAATGTGGAGTATGAATAACACTGAATTTGAAAAACTTTATTGGAAATTTTGCGAAGAGTTATTTAAAGTAATACCAGAAGGACCAAGTAAACATTCTTTAGAAAATGCAATTTTAACACACAATGGTTTTAGTCCAAAATATTCAATGAATGAAATTAGTGGTTTTGATGAAACGTAAAAAGAAAAAAGATTTTGACAATGTAATTTGTAAAAAATGTGGATATCAAAATAAAAAACATTATGCATTATATTTTGGAACTTGCTTATGTTGTGGAAATATTATTGATGATAAATCAAAATTTATATATGAACTAAAAGGAAAATTAGGATTATGGAGAAAGGAAAAGAAAGATGAAAGAAAAATTACTAAAAATAATTGAACATTATGGAGTAATGCCACAATTAAAATATTTTCAAAGTGAAGTATTTGAATTAAATGAAGCAATATTACAATATGAGCATATTAATAATTATGACAAAACGTCATCAAATTTTAAAACATATATTAATAATGATATGATGTATCATATTGCCGAAGAAATAGCAGATGTTCAAGTTATGCTAAATCAATTTAAAGAATATTACAAAATTAGTGATGAACAAATAGAAGGCATAATGAATTATAAAATTGACAGGCAACTTGAAAGAATAAAGAATGAAAAATAAAATTGTTTAAACAGGTTCAAAAATATAGCGTTGTTAAAATAAAAATAATTAATTAGTATAAATTATCTAGATAAGTATATATTATATCAACAAGTAAAGAAATTTAAACTCTTTGAACTAAAAAAATCGATGTTTTGAAAGTTTTGATAATTAAAAAATAACAATATACAAAATTTATTTGATAAAGATGTTTCAAAATTCTTTTCTAAAATGTTGATGATTGGTTCGTTTAGAGATGACAATATTGTACAAGATGAAAATTTAGAAGATGATTAATAATGAAATTAAATAATATTCGTGAAATGAATGATAAAGAATTATATACTTTTATAAATAACATATCTAATCAAAATGGAAGAATATGTTGTAAATGTGGAAAAATAATATTTAAAGAAGATAGAATAACTTTATCAAGAAATGTTGATGTTACTACTAAAAAAATATGCTGTTTATGTAAAAGTTGTTATAGTGATTTGTTAGATTGGTTAGAGGTAAATGATTGTGAATAAAATTTATGCTTTATATAAAGGGGATAAATTTATAGATTTAGGAACAAAAGAATATTTAGCAAATTTATTACAAGTAAAAACAAAAACAATATATTTTTATTCAACACCAACATATTTAAAAAGAACTAATTACAATAGTTATGTAGTAATTAAAGTAGAAAGTGAAGTGAATTAGATTTATGAAATATTATGGAAAACCAACAATAGAAAAAATAGAACATAGATTATGTGAATATATTAGATGTGATAATTGTGATAATAAGATAATAAATAAAGAAAAATATTTTGAAGTTACAACAGGCCATAATGATTGGGGAAATGATAGTTGTGATAGCATAAGACATCTTGATATATGTGAAAAATGTTTAGACAAATATGTTGGTGATTATTTTAAAAAAACTAAAGAAAGTTATACAGCATATATTAATGTTGAACCTGAAGTTTTTTATAAAAATCATAAATATTATGGAAATTATGATGAATTTGAAGATGAATTAGCTGAAAATGATGATTTAGAAAGCAAAGGAGAATAAGTATGGAAAATTCATTTAATATTATTCATAATATGATAGAAGAATATGAAAAATATACTAATGAAAAGCCTTATGTGATATTAGTAAGTCCTAAAACTTATATAAATATAAGAGAAGAATTAGAAAATTCAAATGCTTGGAGATATTTAACAAAATTAGAAAATGATAAAGAAAAAATAAATTATATATTTGATGTACCTGTTGAAATATCACATTATATTATTCAAGAAGCAATATGTATGAATGAAAGAGATTATAAAAAATATTGTGAATATAGATTTATGAAGAATTTAGAAAGCAAAGGTGAGTAATAATGGCGAGAATAAAAACTAATATGGCAAATTTGATACAAATGATTGCTGATAAAGAACCACCAAAAACAATAATGTATAGTAATAGAGTGTGGAAACTATTTGAAGATAATGATTATTACAATAAAGAATTAGGCATATATTTATTTGATTGGTTTGATGATGCACATACTTTAATAGATAGTTTAAATGATGAAGTTTTGATTAAGGTAGGTGAGTAATAATGAATATAGAAGAAATAGTAGAATATTTAAAACATCATATACCAATTATTATAAAAGATGGTAAAGGTTGGTGTAATGCTAACATAAGTTTAGAAAATGGCACATTGGTTGTTAAACCTGATTATAAAATGCTATTTGATGATTAAGATAGGTGAGTAATAATGAAAGTAGGAGACTATGTAAGAACTATTTATGGTATTAAAAAAATAACTGATATTATATGTGGTCAAGACATTAGATTTGATAATACTGATGGATTTGATGAAGACTTATTAAAATATCACGATTATGATGGAATAAGTAAGAATAGCCATACTTGGGAAGAAATTGTTATAGGAGAACCAAAAGAAAAAATTATCGAATTAATAGAAGTTGGAGATTATGTTAATGGGTGCCCTGTTTTACATAAAGAAAATAATGAATTAGTATGTGGTTTATTATTAAGATACAAAGAAGAAAATATACAAAATGTTGTTACAAAAGAATGTTTTGAAAGTATGGAATACAAGGTAGGTGAGTAATAATGAACGAAGAACAATTTGATAAAAAAGTTAATGAAGATACTTGGTATTGTATAGAAAAAATGGATGCATATGAAATATATGATGTTTTGCGAACAGAATGTAGTTTTGAAGAAATGATTATGCTTTATAAATTAATTAAGCATAAAATAGAAACATTAGAAGATGAAACAAGAAATTATTGTAATTGTGAAAAAGTAGGCGAGTAATAATGAATGATGAAATAAAAAAATATTTAGATAGTGCTAATTTTAAATTTAAAGATATTGATGAAAAAGGCAAAGAAGTTGAATTAACATTAAGTCAAGTGATTGAAAATTTAGTTGAGAATAATAAAAAATTAGGTGATTACATAACTAATTTACAAGAAGAATTGCAAGAATCAAACGAAAGTATTACTTGGTGGGCTAATAGATTTAATGCAGTAGAAAGAGATAAGAAAGATTATAAATCAAGAATAGATAAAGCAAAAGAATATATAAATCACGAAATTTTTAAAAGAACTATTCTAGTGGGTGTAGGTACAAAAAAATATACAAGAAATATATTAGATAATGTTTTAAATATATTAAATGGTGGTGATGAATAAATGCGACAATGGAATAAAGAAACCATAGAAGAACAATTAAGAATTCATAAAAAGCAAAATAAAGATGTTAGATATAATTATATGTGTGAACAATTTAATGTTGTATGGTATTGTTGGGAATTAGAAAAATACACATTACAAAAAGAAAAAGAAATAGAAAGATTAAATAATAAATATAATAAAGCATTAGAACTATTAGCAAATTTTAATATGCCTTGTGAAATGGTACAAAATAAAATACCTGATGAATATTGTGAAGAAAATTGTGATGTTGATGATGAAACTTATAAAAAATGTTGGGATAAATACATTGAAATAGAATTGAAAGAAGGAAAATAATGAAGGTAATAGATTTATTAAATAAAATAGCAAATGGTGAAGAAGTACCAAAATATATTCAATATTACAATATGTTAAAAGACAAAACAGATATTATGATGGTTTGCAAAGAAAATATATTTTATAAATTAGACAATTTAGAAATACAACTTAATTCAAGAGTAGAAATAGCAGAAGAAGAAAAGAAAACAATAGATGACTTAAATTTAACACTAGAAGAAATAGAAGCATTCGATGAAGCAAGGCAAATATTTTTAAAATTAAATGATGAAGAAGATAAACAAACATTTATTAAATTATTGCTTGGAGAAGGAACTTATAAAAGATGGATTGATTATCTTAAAAGCAAAGGAAAATAAGTATGAATCAAGTATTATTTAGTAAAAAAAGTGATAATTGGGCTACACCAAAAGTAATTTATGATTTTTATATTAATCAAGGTTATTTTGATCCATGCCCTCTAAATAGTGACTTTGATGGATTAAAAATAGATTGGAAAGAAAAAAAATTTTGTAAATCCACCTTAGTAACAAAAGAACAATTTGAAAGTATGGAATATAAAGTAAAGGAGTAAATAATATGAATAAATATAAAATAGAAGAAATATTATCAAATATACAATTTCAAGTATATAGTGATATGAATTTTATAGAACCATTGGGATTAGATAAAGAAACTTGGAAAGAATTATTAGAATATATAAATAAACAAAAAGAAGTATTAGATAAGATAAAAGAAATAATAAATAATATGAAACCTTTATCATAAAGGCTATGAAGATGGTAAAAATGATAACATAACAAAAATTGAGTATTCTATAAAGCCTAGTTTTACAACAAGAAAATTAAATCAACTACAAAATAAAATTGATAAAATTGATGCTTTTATAAAATTACATACAGCTGCTGATAGTGATTATGATGGGAATATGTGGTATGAGATATATGATATTAGTGAAGATCAGTTTATTATAGGATTAAAAGATATTTTAAGCGAAGGAGAATAAACAGATGAATAATGAAGAAAATTATGATATAATAGATATATACGACAATATTATGCAATAATATAATTTAAAAGACAAATTTAGAAAGAAAGGAAATATTTCTTTTTCTATCCTTTTTATTCTAGCGTATTGCGTGTTTGGTAATTTGTCTTGTTTGGCAATATGCGTTAATTTAAAAAAGGGGTGAATTTATGGATTTTGAATTTAAATATAAGATGTTAGAAAATGATTTTGAAAATTTAAAAAAAGAATATGCTTTATTATCTAAAAAGTACAATACATTAATTGATAAATATGAGTTTTTACATGAACAAAATAAAATATTAAACACCGATTTAAAAATTGCTAAAGAAACTATAATAGAATTAAGAAAAAATGAAAAAGAAAAATAAAATATATGCATTATATTATGGTGATAAGTTTTTAGCATTAGGAACTAAAAAAGAAATTGCAGAAGAAATTAATGTAAAAATTGAAACAATTTATTTTTATGGTACTCCATCATACAAAAACAGAAAATCTAGAACACCAGAAAGATACATTTTAATCGCAGTGGAAGAAGATTAATTTTAGTGATATAATAGTAAAAAGGAGGATACTATGAAACAATATTCTATTAGAGAACTTATGCTATTATTGAAAAATGCTACATTAAATGAGGAGGACCAAGAAGTAATTAATTTTTATGCTTTAGAATTAGCAAGTAAAATTTATGTACCTAAATGTGGACAATCTTATGAAGATTTATTAAACACATTAGGATACAAAGATATTAGACCTAAAAAGAAACTTAAAAGAAAGTAAAATTTTACTTTTTTTTATTTTTATGTTATAATTAATATGTAAGTCATCGTGCTTACACCCCTGATAATATTTTTTTAAAAAAAGTAGGAAAAAAGCCACATATTTTACCTCCTACTTTTATTTGACTTTATTGATTTTATTTATAAATTGTGCTATAATTATAATTAAAGGAAATTCTATATTATAAAGGGGTAATGTTATGATTGAAAGTTCTTGGACTATACAAGATGTTATATTAAACATAGAGGCTTTGAAGAGTTTTTATTTGACTTCTTCAGCCTCTTTTTCGTATTTTGACAAACATTCTATGTTAAAGTTTAAATACAATTTTAAAAAAAGTATTTATTCATTAAATATGACTGAATCACAAAAAGATAAAATATGGCAATATATTAATGGCGATGAACTAGATGAACCACTAGAATATCTTATAAAAAAGCGAAAATAGACACTTTTTTATTTATATGTTATAATTTATTTGAAAATTCAAAGAGAAAAGTAGGTGATATAGTGGCTGGAAAATTAAGAAATGGTAATAAAGACCACGATTTAACAGCGGAAGACCAGCGAGCAGGTGGCATTGCTTCTGGTGAGGCAAGAAGAAGAAAGGCTACTATGTTGGAAATATTAGATAAATGCTTATATGAAGTTCCTGAAAAAGTTTTAAATGAAGAAGAAAATAAAAAGAAATTAGACCATTTACATTTGTCTACTTTAGGATTAATTGCAGGTGCTGAAAGAGGCAATCCATTAAATTATAAAATTATTCATGAATTAAAAGAAAAACAAGAAGAAAAAGAAAATGAACAAAATATTATTATTGAATTACCAGCAAAAGATGTGGCAAGCCAATTTACAGATGTATATCGTTCAATACTAGATAGAGATTATAGAGAATATTATATGGAAGGTGGTAGAGGGTCTACAAAATCATCTTTTATAAGTGAAGTAATAATTACTTTATTAGAAAATAATCCAAGAATGTGTGCAGTTGTTTTGCGTAAAGTAAAAGACACATTAAAAGATTCAGTATTTGCACAATTAGAATGGGCTATAGATACTCTTGATGAAACATATCCAGGAATAAAAAACAGATGGAAACTTACTAAATCACCTTTAGAAATAACTAATTTAAAAACAGGACAAGTTATTTATTTTAGAGGTGCTGATGATTATGGAAAAATCAAATCATTAAAGCCACCTAAAGATATGTATGTAGGTATAACATGGTATGAAGAATTTGACCAATTTGCAGGTATGATGGAAGTGCGTAAAATTAACCAATCATTAATTCGTGGTGGCGATGATTTTATTCAATTTTATTCATATAATACACCAGCAAGTTCACAACACTTTGTTAATATTGAAAAAATTACTCCAAAAAATAGCCGTTTAGTACATTTATCAGATTATAGAACAGTACCTAAAAAATGGTTAGGTCAAGCATTTATAGATGAAGCAGAATATTTAAAAGAAGTAAATGATAAATTGTATAGAAACGAATACTTAGGAGAAATGACTGGTGTTGGTGGAAACGTATTTGAAAATATAGAACTTCGTGAAATAACAAATGAAGAAATAAACACATTTGATTATATATATCAAGGAATTGACTTTGGTTGGTTCCCAGATATTTTTGCTTGGATAAAATGTTGTTATAATCCATCACAGCGAGTGTTATATATTTATGATGAATTTACAGTCAATAAAATGAGTAATGCTGATGTATGGGAACATTTAAAGAATGAGAAAGGAGTGACTGAAGATGATTTGATAATAGCAGATAGTGCCGAACCAAAATCTATTGGAGATTTTAAGTCTTACGGTGCATTAATGAAAGGTGCTGAAAAAGGGCCAGGAAGTGTGGAATATTCTATGAAGTGGTTAAGTTCACTTACTAAAATTGTAATAGACCAAAATAGATGTCCAGTATCAGCACAAGAATTTTCAACTTATGAATATCAACAAGACAAAGATGGAAATTATATAAGTGGTTATGTCGATGAAAACAACCATTGCATAGACGCAACACGTTACAGTCTCAACAACATCTGGAGAAAGAAAGGACAATAAAATTTGCTTGATATAGTAAAGTATGTTATAATATTATCAAGGAGATGATATTATATGATACAATATATTGAAAATACTAATCTAGCATATTGCGATGGTTACAAATTTAGAAAAGATAAAAAGAGTGGATATTGGCTATGTTCTACTTTACATAAAAGATTACATATTTATATTTATGAAAAGTATAATGGTGCGATACCAAAAGGAATGCAAGTACATCATATAGACCATAATAAAGACAATAATGATATTTCAAATTTAAAATTATTAACAAGAAAAGAACACAACGAATTGCATAAAAAAGAAATGACAGAAGAACAAAAACAAAAATTAAGAGATAATCTTAATAAAAATGCTAGACCAAAAGCAGTTGAATGGCATAAGTCAGAAGAAGGAAAAAAATGGCATAAAGAATTATATGAAAAAAATAAAGAATTATTTCATAAAGAATATAATTATGTATGTTTAGTTTGTGGCAATAAATATAAAACAAAACAAATAAAAAGTAAATTTTGTTCAAATAAATGCAAATCAAAATATAGAAGAAACAATAATTTAGATATGATAACAAAAAATTGTTTAATTTGTGGCAAAACATTTCAAACAAACAAATTTAAACCAGCAAGTACTTGCAGTAGAAAATGTGCTGGAGAATTTAGAAAAAAGAAAGGACAATAAAGTTTATGTTAAAAAGTATATGGATGTGGATTTTAAGTCATATATTTAAAATTCCAAGTGAGACAAAGCAAAAAGAAGTTGAAGACAACTTAAAATATGCTGTTCAATATGAAAGCATAGATAACATTAATTTTAATGCTATATTTAGCAATAAATTAGCAAATTACACAATTAGTGATAGTAATATGAACATTGAAGGAAATAATCCAAGAACTGAATTATTAAACCTAACAGGTCAATCAATGTGGAAAAAAGCAAAGAAAATAACATCAATGGCATTTGGCTATGGTGGTGTATTTTTAATACCTTATGTAAAAGGTAAAAAATTATTTTATAATGTTATACCACAAAATAGGGTAACAATAGATAGTACTGAAGGAGATTTAATAACAGGTGCAACAGTACTAGCAGAAAGAAAAGAAATATCACAAGGAATAGGACAAACAAAAACATACATTAGATGGTCTAATTATAGATTAGAAAAAAGATTAGATGGAACATATAATGGAATAATTGAACAAAAATTTAGTGATGAAACAGGAAAAGAAATAGAAGTTCCTGATTTTTGGAAAAATATAATGTTAAAACAAACAATAAGTGGTGTTGATAGAGCATTGATAGGTTTTATTAAATCACCAATAAATAATCGTAAAACAAATGATAAATATGGTGTACCAATAACTTATGGATGCGATGCAACAATTAACGAAATAAAAGAAACAATGAAACAATTACTTGATGAATTTAGATTAAAAAGACCATTTGTTGGAGTAGATTACACAATGTTTAAGGCTGATAAAAATGGTAAATTAACAAGATTACCAGAAGATGGATTATATAGAATGTTTGATTTTGATGAAAAAGATAACAAATTTAATATATTTGACCCACAATTTAGAAGTTATACAGAAAGATTGCAAGAATTATATAAACGCCTAGAAGATGAAATTGGAACATCTAGAGGAATAATAAGCGATATGCAAACACAAAATGCAACAGCAACTGAAATTAAACGTGCTATGTATGATACATTTAATATTGTAGATGATATAAGAAGCAATATTGAAAAAGGATTTGAAGATTTCTTTTATGCTTGCAATGTGTTAGCAAATGCTTATAATTTATCAATACAAGGCGATTATGAATTAAAATTTGAATGGTCTTATAGTTTACTTGAAGATACACAACAAGAATGGAACCAATTGAATCTAGCAGAAAATAAGGGAGTTATAAGTAAAGTTGAATTAAGACAATGGCTTAAACCTGACGAAACTTTAGAACAAAGTGAAAAAGCAATCAAAGAAATAGAAGAAAGTCAGCCAAATATTGATGATTTACTAGGAACAAGAGGTGAGCAATAATGACAATAAAAGTTAATCCACATACATTAGAAATACAAAAAGATTTAGTAAATGAAAAAGAAATAAATATAACAAGATGTGAATTTGAATTTAGTGAAGAAATCACCGATGATTTTGTAAAAGAAGCATATTTTACAATTAATGGGAAAACTTATAAAGAAATAATAATTGCTGATGAATGTGCAATTCCATACGAAGTAATAGAGGAAAAAGGGCAAGTTGAAGTTGGCGTTGTTGCTTATGTAATTGACAATGATGAAATTTTACAAAGATATAATCCAAGCCCAGCATATTTCAGTACATTACAAGGAAGTTTAAAAGATAATGCAGAAAATAGTGAGCCAATCACACCAAGTGAAATGGAACAATATGAACAAGCATTACAAGATGGTATTAATCAAATAGCAAATATTGATATAAATGCAGAACAAACTGAATCAGGTGGAATTGTTGAAGTAACAAACAAAGATGGAGAAGCAACAACAATTACATTAACAAATGGTGTTGATGGTGAGCGAGGACCACAAGGTATACAAGGACCAGTTGGACCACAGGGCATTCAAGGAATACAAGGTGAAAGAGGACCTCAAGGTGAAAAAGGTGATAAGGGAGATAAAGGCGACAAAGGAGAAAAAGGTGATACAGGAAGCCAAGGACCAAGAGGTGAAACAGGACCAGCAGGACAAAATGCAACAATAAATGGAGTTAATACTTTAAATATTGTTGAAGGAACAAATATTAATATAGAACAAGATGGAAGTACCATGACAATAAGTGCAACTGGTGGAAGTGGTGGAACAAGTGATTATTCTGATTTATCAAATAAGCCAAAAATAAATAATGTAGAATTAAGTGGAAATAAAACAACAAGCGATTTAGGAATTGATATACCAGATGTATCTGATTTTATAACAAAAGATGTTAACAATTTAACTAATTATACAAAAACAAGTGATTTATCAACTGTTGCAACAAGTGGAAGTTATAATGATTTATCAAATAAACCAACAATACCAACAACAACAAATGAATTAACAAATAATAGTGGATTTATAACAAATGCAGTAAATAATTTAACATATTATTATTTAAAGACAGAAACATATTCACAAAGCCAAGTAAATGACTTAATAAGTGCAATAACAACAATGAGTCTAGAAGTTGTACAAACACTACCAACAGAAGATATTTCAACAACTACAATATATCTAGTACCAAAAGAAACAGCAGAAGTACAAGATATATATGATGAATTTATTTATGTTAATAATGCATGGGAACATATAGGAAATACACAAGCAGACTTAACAAATTATGTAACAACAAGTGATTTAAATACTGCTTTATTAACTAAACAAGATTTAATAGATAGTACACATAAAGTTGATGCAAGTTTAATTGATGATAGTATAAGTACAAATAAATTTGTAACAACAAGTGAAAAAACAACATGGAATAGTAAGTATAATAAACCATCAACAGGAATACCAAGTACAGATTTAACAAGTGCAGTACAAACAAGTTTAGGAAAAGCAGATACTGCTATACAAACAGAAACAGACCCAGTATTTAGTGCTAGTGCTAGTGCAAATATTACAAGTAGTGATATTACAAACTGGAATGGAAAATTAAGTTCTTCATTAGTAGAAGAAAAAGATATGATTGTTACTTATACAGATAACACAACCGAAACAATTAAATTGGTGGTGTATAAGTAATGATTTCATTCAGCAAATTACCAAAAGAATATCAACAAGTAGAATACATTGAAAACAGTGGTACTCAATATATAGACACAGGATTATATCCACTAGATATAACAAGTGGCAAATTTGATATAACATTAGAATCTATGCCAAGTGGTGACCCAGTATTTTTTATGGGAGGTTTTTTCTCAACAGCAGCAACAAGTGGAGCAAAATATTATTCACCATTATTAATTAACAAAAATAATAATAAAGTTGGAATTGGTGGTATTAATGGTTGGAAATATTCAAATTATGTTTGGAATCTTAAAGAAAGACATAATGTGTCTTTTGAATTTGTTAAGCAAAATCAATCTTTATATATAGATGATGTAGAAGTAATAAAAAACACTGATAATATTGATAGACCTGAGACTAATGTTACTGTACTATTTTTAACATATCAATATGGAACACAAAAATTAAATAATTATGGTTGGATAGGAAAAATATATTCAATTAAATTATATGGAAACAACAATGAATTAATTAGAAATTTAATACCATGCTATCGTAAGAGTGATGATGAGGTAGGCTTGTATGATGTAGTAAATAATACATTTTATACAAACGCAGGAACAGGAACATTTTCAAAAGGTGAAGATATTGTTATAAAAAATATTGTAATAAATAACAAAGATGTAAAAAAATTAGAAGATATAAATGGTAATGTTTGGTGGGAAAAATCAAAAGGTGGAAACATATTTGATCCAACAACAGCAACGATATTACAAGCATATTTTGAAAATGGTGTGCCAAATATAACATCAAATACAGGTAATAGATTAACATATGTTGCTTGTAAACCAAATACAACTTATAAGATAACAAAATTATTAGGAAAAATATTTTGGATTGGATGCACAGTTAATGAACCAGATATAGGAGTTGCGACAACATCAAGACAAGTTGGTACACAAGATACATACGATGGAACAACTACAACTACTATGACATTTACAACAGATTCAACAGCAAATTATTTAGCAATAAGATATACTTCAATATGGACTGATGGATCAGCAAATGAAACCACAATATTTAACAGTATAGAAGTATATGAACAATAAAGGATTTTTACTAAATCCTTTTTTTATTGTATAATGAAAGTGGTGATATTATGACTGAAAAAGAAATTGACTTAGTTGTTGAAAGATTGACAAGGCGTGTTGAAAATGCCAATATTTATTTTTTAAAACAAATTGGTGAATATATAAAACAAATTCGTGATTTAAGCCCAACAGAAGCGCATAAATTAGTACAAATATTAAAATATGGTGGAAATTATCAACAAATCATAAAAGCATTAGCAGAACTTAGCAAAATGAATGTAAGTGATATTGATAAAATATTTAATAGATATGCAAAACAAGATTATAATTTTTATAAACAATTTTATAAATATCGAAATATGGATTTTATACCATTTGAAAAAAACAAAGAAATCATTGAACAAACAAATGCTATTAAAAGATTAGTACAAAAACAAGTTTATAATATAATGCGTGAAAATGTAATTGGATATACAATAAGAGATAGAAAAGGAAACATTCAATTTCAAGGATTAAGAGAAACATATAATAGAGTATTAGATGAAGCCTTAATGAATGTATCAGAGGGTAAAGAAACATTTGATAGTGCAATGTCAAAAATAATGGAAGATATTGGTGGTAGTGGACTTAAAAAACTTGATTATGAAAGTGGAAGAAGTGTAAGATTAGATAGTGCAATAAGAATGAATTTACAAGATGGATTAAGAGAATTACACAATGCTAATCAAGAAATAATAGGCAAACAATTTGGATATGATGGATATGAAATAAGTGTTCATGAAAATCCAGCAATTGACCACGAAAAAGTACAAGGGCATCAATTTTCAATAAAAGAATTTGAAAAATTACAAAATGGTGAATATGCAAAAGATATTAATGGTAAAGAATTTACATTAGATCATGACCATAAAAATGGATTTAGACCAATTAGTGAAATGAATTGTTATCATGTCGTAAGTACAATAATTTTAGGAGTATCAAAACCAAGATATACAGAAGAACAATTAGAACAAATAATAAAAAAAAATAATGATGGCTTTGAATATAATGGAAAACACTACAGTTTATATGATGGTGAACAATTGCTTAGAAAAATAGAATTAGAAATAAGAAAATCTAAGGACATCCAAATACTTGCTCGTTCTAGTAATAATGCTGAATTAGTTGAAAAAATGCAAAGTAGAATAACTCAACTAACAAGTAAATATAGAGATATACTAAAAGCAAGTGGTTTAAAAAGTAAAATTGAACGTGCTAATGTTAATGGCTATCGTCGTGTAAATATTGCTAAAATGAAGTAAATATGCTATAATTATATATAGGGGAAGCACCCGAATTGCTTCCTCTAACACTTATTCGGGAGGTGTTATATATAATAGAAGAAGTGTGGAAAGATATTCCTAATTTTGAAGGAAGATATATGGTGTCTAATTTGGGTAGAATAAAAAGTATGAAATATAGGCATCATAATAAAGAAGAAATATTAAAACAAGAAAGCAATCAAAATTATAAAAGGGTGTGTTTGTATACAAAAGATGGTAAAAGACATCATTTTGGAGTACATAGGTTAGTGGCAATGGCATTTTTACCTAATCCTAATAATTATAATGAAATTAACCATAAAGATGAAAATCCTAGTAATAATTGCATTGATAATTTAGAATGGTGTGAGCATACATATAATATAAACTATGGAACTAGAACACAAAAAGCAAGATTAGGTATAATAAAACCAATTGAACAATACGACAAAAATAATAATTTCATTAAAAAATATAATTCAATAACTGAAATTGAAAAAGAATTTAATTTTAATAGAAGTAATATAATTGCTTGTGCAAAAGGAAGAATATCTACTGCTTATGGTTTTAAATGGAAATATGCTAATCAATATAAAAAAGTTGCAATAAAAAAATAATTATGTTATAATTAAATTGGTTGAAAAACCAAAATGTGCATCTAAAAAAATCTAAATGCAAGAAGTGCTATGTGTGCAAATTTTTAATATTTATTCGTTTTTTTAATTCATTCTAATAGTCTACAAAAAAGAAATAAGTGAAAAACTTATTTTTTTGTTTACATTTATAAATATATGTGTTAATATATAAATAAGAGAGGAGGTAAGAAAGTGGTAATTAGTACAAAATTCAATATAGGTGAAGAAGTATATGTTATTTATAAAAATGGTGATGGAATATATTTATTCAAGGATAAAGTAAAAGAAATATTAGTGAGTAAAGATAAAAAAATATATTATTTAGAGAATCACGATTGTGAAGAATGGCAAGAAGATGAACTTGAAAAAACTTATTTAACAACAAATTTAATAAATAAAATAGAAGAATTAACGAGGGAAGAAAATGAAATTAAATAAAGTATATTATTATAAAAAGAATAAAAGAGAAGTTAATTGCTATGTAGCAAGAATTTCAAAAGAATTATTAAAACAAACAAATATAAAAGAAGATGATGAAATCAAAATAACATCACAACAAGATAAAATCATAATAGAAAAAATATAAATTATTATTGGGGGTTTGGTAGATACTAGGAATAGTATCTTTTTTTTAATTAGGAGGTAATATGTTTAAAGATTATGATAAATATTTAAGTACAAGTTTAAAAGTGTATATATTTGTATTAATGATAATATTTATAATGAAGATAGTGGGATTAGATTATTTTGGTATTGATTATCAAAACAAATTAATTATCTTTATAGATAATAAATTAAACATCCCACTTGTTAATAATTTTATACAATACATAGTTTTAGCATTTCAATTATATTTATATACATATATTGTTTCTAAAAAGAAACCAAA